TAAACTGCGACCTTCGTTCATGGCTTATCTCCCACACCCTTGGTCAGTGCCGTCACCACCCGATCGATCGACTCCTTGTTCGATTTCGTCAGCGACTCCAAAACCGTCAGCCGGTTGTCAATAACGTTGAGATGTGGGCTACCCCTCGTCTCCAATGTTGTGACCCTGTTTTCTAAATTGACCGAATACGCAATCAGGCTGGCACCACCGACAGCAATCGCGGTGGCCTGTGCCACCAGGAAATAAACCAGGGCCTGGTTGTCGGCAAACCACGACCGGACTTTGTCGATCATGGGTTACAAGCTGGAGCTATACGAGCAGTTCAATGTGTCGCCGTTCACCACCGCCTTGTCGCCGGTAGCGAAGGTGCCGGCCGACCACAGCACACCGCCGGTGTCGTCCTTGGTGTTGACCGCGCCGGTGCCGAAATTGAGGAACGCGCCTTTGATGGTGCCCGAGCTGGTGATGGCGAACGACAGCGCCGCCGATAACGATTTTGCTCCCGCCGTCGCCGCCGACCACACCGCGGTCTTGCGGTTGCCGGAATAGGTCGGTGCGTTGGTGCCGCCGCCCTCCAGCCAGCCCGCATGTGAGGTCATGGTGTCGCCCGCCGCCACCGCCGAATACGAGGTCGCCGAGATCAGTCCCATGTACGGCCCGGTTACCGTGTAGGCCGTGCCGGCGAGGGCTGCGTCGAGCATCAAGTTCTTACCGACCGTGCAGACCACATTCTCGATCGTGTCGCGCCATTTCAGTTTGCCGTCGTCGCCGATGCACTCGACCGTATAGTGGCCGTGTGCTTGCGCCTGCTCGTCGATACCGCTGCCGCGGATGATGGATGCGTCGGCGCATTCGCGCGCGGGCGCGCGTTCGTCGGTCATGATATTTCTCCTGTTAGGAAAGCGTTACCTTGGGATCGATGTAGTAGGTTGTGCCGGCCTTGCCGACGCGCACACGGGCGTGGATGTAGCCGGCGAGTTGTGGCTTTGGCGATGATAGCGTGGCCACGAGCTTGAACGACGACCATCCGGCGACACCACCGCCACCGCCGCCGCCAGATGCATCCGCAGCGCTGAAGCCTGACGGTGGCGTGAACGCAAAGGTCGTCTGGCCGAAGTTGCCCGTCATCACGTCGGTCGAGGGGCCGCCGACGATAAACGCGACATACGGCGTATAGCCCTGCCGGATAGTAGCAACCACGCCGCCGGCGCCGGTGGCCGGATTGGCGCTGGCATCGCCGTTCCAGTTGCCGGCATTCTTGCGGAACCAGAGCAGCGAATTGTCCCCGTCATAGGCCACGCCGATCACGTCGTTGACGGCAACCGCGCCCAGATCCTTGCCGGTCGAGATGCCGTTCGGCGTGTAGATGAGTGACGACGCCGAGCCCAAGATCACGCCGGTCTTGTTGTTGCCGGAAGCCGGCGCCGCCGTGATTGCGTCAGTCGGCGTCATGTAGCCGATGCTGTTGCCGTTCGATGTCGAGGTCAAAAGCTTGATTTCGAAATACTGCTTGACGCCGAGCTGCCCGACCGCCGGGCCGCCGAAGTCGGAACTGTTGACGCCGGCGATGCTGGTGTTGCCATGTGTCACGGTGAGGTTGCCGCTCGACAGCGTCACGCTCGTAGGCGCGCCGTCGAAAGTCATATAGGTGGTGCGCGGCGATGGTTCGTCGTCGACGGTCAGCAGCGACACCCCGCTCCAGACCGAAGTGTCAGCCGTCACCGGCAGGTTGCCCGCCAACACGCTCGCCTTGGTGGTGGTGAGAATAGTGCCGAGCGGCGATCCCGACGCGCCCAGATATTCCACCTCGATCCAGATCTCATCGTTGAACGGCAGGTAGTAGGAATTCACCGTGCCGTACACCGTCACGGTGACGGTCGAGCCGGTCGTCGGATTCCAGATCGCATAGGGTTCCGCCTTGAACGGCCGCAGCCATTGCGCGTTGGCGGTGGTGACGATCTTGCGTGTTTGCGCCTGGCCGTTGGGATCGACGGCGCCGCCGGTGCGGACGATTGAGGTCTCGGTGGTCTCGGTGCCCTCGTATTGATAACGCGCCGACTTGTAGGCGGTACCGGAACTGTCGGAACGCACGAGCTGCATCGTATGGCCGTATTCTGGAGGCGTTGCAATCGACATGGCTGCATTCAACTTGCAGTCCTTGATCAGCCAGTTTCCCATGAGGGTGTTGCCGGTCGACAGCAAGTTGCCGGTCAACTGACTCAGATCAAGCGCTTCCATCGTCACGTTGCTAAAGCGGCCGCTGGCTGATGATCCGAGCAGGCCGGTCGGAACCGACGAGCCGCTCGCCAGCACCGGGCCGGTATTCTGCCAGACAAACTGCGCCGTCCCCACGTCGATATAGTGCGACACACCGGCAAAACTGACCGTGCAGTTGTTCCAAACCACCGCGCCCGCATTCGCCGACGAGCTGATCTGCAGGATCTGATTGGTGAAGGTGCCGGCGATCTTGAAGCTGCAATTATCAAAGTAGTAATAGGCATTCAGCGGCGTCAGGATAATGAACGTGTTTGGTGTGGACGCACCCACACCGGCCTGCAAGCCGATGCCATAGATGTAGTAGGATGCTCCATTCGGATTGAACGTGATGGAAGCCGCAGCCGTCGTCGAGACCGTGGCGGTCGTCCGCAAGTCCGTCGCTGCCGGCGGATAGCTGCCGGAATGATTGTGGCAGATGATCCTGCCGAGGCTTGCGGTAACACCGGTGCCGGCCGGCGTGATCGTCATCGATGTCGCCTGCGCCTCGGCATGGTTATCGCCGACATAGATCGTATTGCCCGTCGCAAACCAGGTTGACGTGCAGGCACTGGCCAGCCGCGCATGCGGGGCCTGGCCGCCGGTGAAATTGCCGACCGGGCCGAGCGAGGTCCATGTGGTTGTGCCTTCGGTGGTCGTCGTGCCGGCAGTGTCGCTGAACGCCGGCTCGGAGGCGCCGAGCGTGCCGGCCGTCGAGCAGATCTGATAACTGGCACCGTTGTTGCGCTGGATGATGGCGCCCAGCGTCGGTGTGCCGGCCGCCTTCTGCACGGTCCAGGTCGGCGTATTGGCGAGATCGCCGTTGACCGCCGACGCGCCGGTGCATTCCTGGAACACCGGTGTCGTCGACGTGTTCTTCGCGCCTCTGGTTACAGTCCATGCAGGCTCTGTGCCAGACGTTCCGGCAACAATACAGACAAAGCATCGCTCCGATCCAACAGCCGGCGCCGTCAATTGACGAATGATCTGCCCGGCAGAATAGGCATGCGACGCAGCGAACTGCGGCACGGCATAATAGCCGGTCGTGCTTTGATTGCCTGCGTTACAATACCAGGTCGTGTCGGCGAAGGCCAAGGAACTATCCCTCTAAATAGATCACAGTCGGTTCTGGTGTCGTCGGCATGATCGGCCCGTCGAGCGCCAGCACGCCCTCGAAGCGCGCACCAGCCAGCTTGGCGGCATCGGGTGCATCGGCCGCGCTCGCCGCTTCCGCCACCGCCGCGCTGATCGCAGTAGGCACCGCGCCGGTAAGCAACACGGCGGCAAACGCCGCCTCGTCGATCCGCACCGCATAGGTGAGCCCGGCATTGACGGTGGCGGCGGCCGTCGCCGTCTCGCGCATGATCTGGCCGAGAAAGGCATCGAGGCGATCGCTCGCCGAAGCCGGGTCGTCGACCAGCGCGGCAAACACGATACCGGCGGCCAGGGCGTCGAGCGCCGCTGCCGCCTCGGCAACGCCGGCCGCGATCGCAACCCGCCGGGCCGGCTGGCTGACGCTACAGACCAGCATTCACTGAACCGGCGGAACCGGCGGCCATGCTGGAAAAAACATAGCCCGCCGCAGTCACAAGTGTAATTTCCCAGGTGGCTCCGTCATCAACCGAGGTGGCAACAACACCGGACCCCGGATCGTCGCCGGCCTGTCCGGCCGCCTGCCAGATGCCGGCGGCGTATGCCACCGCCCAGACCCGGTCCATGCCCGCCGGCAGCGCCATCGTCTCGGAGCCGGGGAATTCGTTGGCCGGACCCCGGATGATTTTCAGTTGAAATCCGTGCTGGATCTTTTCGCCGATCGGATAGCTGACCCCAAACGAAATCGAGACCGGATCCGGCGTGATCAGGATGTCGGCTCTGTCGTCATAGCCGAACACGCTGGTCGGGACGTTGTTGCCGTGCACGTCCTTCACTTTGTCGCTGCAATACTTTTCGACCGGGCTGCTCCAATAGCCCGCGTCGGGTTTTCTTTCGGCTTCAGTCCAGGTCAGGCCGTCGCTCGACGCCAGCACTACATCATAAATTATGTGTTCTTCGGTGAGTTTAGAATAGTCCCGCATCCCGGCGTAAATCGCCTTCTTTGCCTCGTCCCAGGTCAGCAGATAAACCTCGCCCGACTCCACGAATGTTTTCGGCGTCCAGGTTTTGCCGTCCGACGACGTTAACATCATGGCGGCGCGCGGCTTGTCATCCTGGTCGTTCAGCCCGCCGAGCACAAAAATAGGGGTGCTCGGCTTTTCAGGATCAGGACTGACCGCGGCACAAAGAGAGCTGCCGGGATATTCCGACATCATGAACCCGTCGCCCCGCGGCGAGCTGAAAGTTACATTCCAATTGGTGAGATCGTCGTCGTCCTTCGATGCAATGTTGGTGAAGACGTTGCTGATCTCGTTGGTGAAGAATAATTGCGAGCCGGTTACATAGATGCCGCCGCCACCCCAGTTCACGTTGGTGATGCGCGTCAGCACATCCTGGGAATATGCCCCGACATTGTCCGCCAAATCAGATGTCCGTGCGCAGGAACGGCAGCGTTACCGACAGCCCGGACGGTGTGGCGTTATTGGATGATGTCGCCCGGATAGCATAGACATCGCCCTCGGCAAAGTCGGTGGTGGCCGGAATGTTGAATGCGCCGGTCTGGCCGCCGCCGGCATCTGGCGTAGCGCCGGCCGTGAACGTGATGGTGCCGATCTGCACGCGATTTTTCTGGATCGACAGAATGATGTTGCTGCCGGCGCCGATCGCTACATCGAGATAGGCATAGGCGTGCGCGTTGCCGCTCACCAGGCGCATGCTGCGGTTGGCGACGGCCTGGAACAGCGCCTCGCCGGCCACCCGTTGGACGCTGCCGGGCACGAAGATCGCCGCATCGTAATTAACATCGTAGAGTGGCATCCAGAAGGCATAGAGCGGGTTGCCGCTGCCATCGACGGCGTTCGGGTCGAAGATCGCCGGCAGCGGCGGCGTCGTGTGGTCGACCAGCACCTGGAACATGCCGAGCGAGCGTTGCGACACCATCTGGCCGCGCGTGTAGGGCGTGCTATTGAGCCATTGCCCGACGTAGGTGATGGTGGCGATCGGCAGCGGGATGGTCGTCGACGTTCCGTCCGTGAACAGGATCGTCATGCTGTTGTCGGTGTAGGTAATGCTGTCGATGCGCTTGCCTTCGGCCAGGTCGGCATTCAACGCGGCGATGCGCTGGTCGACATCATAAAAATTGCCGTCGACCTGTGCCGCTGAGTTCGGCGTGCCGGTGCCCGATCCCCAGGCCCCGGAGGTGACGTAATAGATGGTCATGCCGTGACCACGTTATTGTTGCGCGTCATGAGCCGTTGGCCCTCCGTGTATTGTCCACCTCTATCGTCTCGACGTTGTCGACTTGCGGCGGCACGGCATAAATCATCTTGACCGGCGTGTCCCCGCTGGCGAGGCGGACCTTCTTCAGGCGCTCGACATCGACGTAGGTCGACTTGTCGACCGCGCCGGCAGAGTCCACCCGATAGACCCTGTCCTTGTCGTATTGCCGCACTTCCTCGTTCTGCGGTACTTGCCGCGATACGCTGACGTTGGCGCTGTAAGACTCGTTGACGGTCAGTATGCCGTTGCCGCTGATCACCACCATTCCCTGCGTCGGATCTGCTTCCAACGGAAGCACGCGCGCCGGCGCCGGACGAATGTTTGGAAATACCACCGGGCGAACGACAACCTCGAAGCCCATCACACCGCCTCGAGGTTGTAGCCGGTCGGAATCTTCAGGTCGGTGACCTGTAAGCCGTAATCGGAGGAAAATTCTCCGGTCACGCTCTTGAGCTTGAACGTGGCCCGCTCGCCGTCCGGCGCGTGCGTAACGGTGAGTGGGATCTCGATCACGTCATCCGGCTTAAGCGGCGACAGGAAGTTGAGACCGTCATCGTTGGGATCGGCATTCGGCGGCTGGTAGCCGACCGAGGTATCGAACAACACCGTGCGCCCGGTGAAATGCTGGTAGTCGGCGCCGGTATAGTCGACGGTGCAATAGGTCGGATCGCCGCCATCCGCCACCGCCGAGCCGCCGCGCCCGATGGCGCAGCCGATGCGTAGTTGGCAATCGACGCGACCGTCCGAGCCATTCAGTCCCACCGAGTAGCCGATGATCTTGCCCAATGCCTCGCCGATGCGCGGCTCGACCAGGAAGGCGTTTTTGCGCAGCGTGATTTCCGGCAGGCGCGACAGTTTCGGCTTGATCGCGATTTCCACCACCCGCGACCGCTGCAAGAGATGCGCCCGCCCGAGCGCAATCAGATGCTCCAGGCTCTGATTGCCGCGGTCGGTCGTGATATAGGACCGCCGCCTGACATCGCCGATCGGCACCGAGCCGTCGCTGATCGGCTCGCTCAGGTTGACCGACTTGATGTCGTTGATCAGCAGCGCCTCGCCGTCATCGGGATCGGTCAGCACGTGCTGCACGTCGGCGATTAGCGAGAAGGTCACCACTTCGGTGCACTGCCGCTTGGCCGCATAGCCAGCCAGTAGCGAGACCGTGGTGTGCTGCATCACCTGTACTGTCGTGCTCTGCGAGTAACTGTAAGAGTATGAAGTCAGCGCTGTGCCGCCCCCACCAGTGTCCTGGAAAGACGCACTGGTCTTGGTGACGGGCAGCTCGCCCGGAAGATCGAACGAGCCCGGCGGCGTGTTCACCGAGGTGCGTGTTTGCGACACTGTCGTGGTCATTGACGTTGGGCCGGACCAGCCGTCGTCGGGAAACTTCACGGTGGCGGTGCTGCCACCGGTGACGGTAATGGGAGTGTAGGACGGCGCAAACGCTGTTGCTTCCGCGGCGATCCAACCGTCGCCGAGCGAAGCCCCGGTCTTCGGCCAGCTATCCTTATTGATGTAAAACGATCTGATATAATTCGGGCCGGCGCCGGGCCACTGCGAAAGCAGGGCTTTCGTCAGTTCGACGGTGCCTTGCGCCAATTGGGTCCAGGCGAATTCGGCGCTGATATCGACGCGCGTCAGTGGCCCGCTGGTGAGTGTCAGGCCGAGCCCGTCATACAACACCTTGCCGTCTTCGCTCGCGCCGTCGAACTCGACCAGCCCGTCCTCGCCGGTGATTTCGTCGGAGATGGTGAGCACATGGGTCTCACGGTCGTAATGCCAGATCGCGCTGTAGCCCTCCAGCACGACCTCGGGATCGGTGCGCCGGGTCGGATCGATCACCGCCTCGTCGTAATACGGCAGCACCCGCAGGCTGTCGGCGAGCGCGTTCTTCTGCGTCACCAGGTCGATCGGCCGCGCCACGAATTCCAGCGTCACCAGTTCCTCGAATATGGTGGTGGGAACACCGACCAAGCGCCCGCGGAAGCGGATCAGATCCGGCCCGCAGTCGAGCGCGAACCAGGCCCATATCTTGCGGCCGGGACCGAGCAGGCCGATGGGATTGCCGCTGGAATTGCGCGGGCGCCGCACCACCAGCGTCAGGCTCGCCGGGTTGCCCTCGTCCTGCGCCAGCGTGAACGAGAACACGTCCTCGTCCCAGCGCAGATGCTCCGAGCCGAATGTTGTTTCGCCGGGATCGATCCAGGCGAAATAAGGCATTCCGGCAGGCATCTAGGCGCGCTGCTCCGCTTCCAACGTCCACGCCACTTCGGCCGCCCATTCGTCGCGCGAGGTGTTCCAGTTCGTTACCTTGGCGAGAATGGTCAGCACGTCGCCCGAGCCGTTGGATGCGCCAAGGCCGGGAATGCAAGTGATGGTGATGTCGGCGCCCGGCCACGCATCGGTCAGCACCGGCGCCTCGTGGTCGGTACAGGTGATCGAGACCTTGTACTGCCGGAACTGCGCCACCGAGATGTCCGCCAGTTGGCCGCGGCAGTCGCGCGCCAGATTCTTGCTCTGGTCGATCGGCGCCAGCGTCATGGTGATGCCGCGCACGGCGTATTGCGAGAAGTCGATATTGTCGATGGCGAGCAGCGTATAGGCCGGCATCAGGTGTAGCGGCTCGGCTTGCGACCGCCCGAGCGGACTTGCGCCATGGCGGCGGCGCGGCGCAATTCGTCGACCACGCCGGACGAGGCGCGCAGCCCGGTGATCTCGGGCAGTCCTGGAAATGCGATGGTGACGTTGTTCATGCCGCCGCCGGCAAAGGCCGGCAGGCCGAGCGGCCCGCGCACCATGCCGCCGAGCGCAAAGTTGCCCATGCCGTGCCGCAAGGCTTCCAGCAAGGCTAACACGCCCGGCTGCGCCACTGCTGCCGCCGGCACGATGTATTCGCCACGGCTCACCCAGGCCAAATTGCTGTCGCTGGTGCCGCTACCGCGCCCGCCGACCATGCCGCCCGCCGCGTGGCCACCGCCGCCGCCGACATCCGGTGATGCGCCGCCGCCGAGGGTGCCGAGACTTTTCACCACCGCCCAGAACGTATCCTTGATCCACTGCCAGGCGTTGGCGACCGGCGTGGTGACAAAGTCCTTGATCTGCTGCGCCGCAGCCGCCGCGGCGGCGTTGACCTTGCCAATGACGCTCCAGAACGTGTCGACGATCCACTGCCAGGCATTGGCGACCGGCGTCGTGACAAACTTTGTCAAAGCCTCGGTTGCTATTCCCCATTCAATGCCGGCGAGCAGTTTGCCGAGATTAATGATCTCACTCGCCACGGTGCTAAGATCAAACCGCTTCCACGCGGCTGAGATCTTATTCTGGCTTTCCTCCACCTTAGAAGCCACGTCGAGTTGAGCCTGCGTGATCGCTTGCGCGTCCCGCGTCACACTGGCCTTGAAATTATCGGACGACAGGCTGTTGTTTTGCATCGCCTGGGAAAATTCGGCGCTGCCCTGCTTGAAAAACTGTAGCGCGGCCTGCGCCCGCTGCGCCGGGTCCGGTATCTTCTGCAACGCCTGGATGATCTTTGGTATAGCAACGTCAAGGGTGTCGCCGGGCTTGAACTGGACGCCGGTGAGTAGTTGGAGTCTGGCGAGGTTGGGGCCGAGCTTGGTCAACTCGTTGTCGAGCACCCCCACGGCCTTGCCGGTGTTGGAAAGGGTGATGACGGTTTGCGCCATGCCCGGCAGCGGGATGTTGAGCTTCAGCAGCGCCTCGGCGGCGGCGGTGCCGGCCGGCGTGAATTGCTTGGCCGTCGCCTGCAGCCGCTGCAGTGCGTCCGAGCCGTTACCGACGCCGGTTTTCAGCGTGTTGAAGTCGGCCGCAACTTGCTGCAGCGCCAACTTGTCGAGTTCGCTCTTGACCCCCTCCAGCCCGGCGCTAATGCCTTGCGCCGATATGCCGGCGCCCTCCAGACTTAGCCGCAGCTTGTCGAACTGCGTGATCGACAGTCCGAGTTTTACGGCCTCGGCGTTGGCCTTGGTGATCTCGGCCGAGAAAGAAGCTATTTCCTTGGCGGCGAGCAGCATGCCCCCGACAATGGCCGGGCCAAATGCTAAGGCCGCTCTGCCCAGCGCCGCGAAGGCATTTTCCACCTTCGCCACACCCTGCACCACGGTTTCGAGCCGGGTCGCGGTTTGCACCGCGCCCTGGATCTTGTTGAGTGCATCGGCGCCAGTGACGCCGAGGTCTTTGAGCTTCTGCGTCACCTCTTCGGGCTTGAGGTTCTTGAATCCGCCGGCCTGCTCGGCCGCCTTGCTGATGTCGAGGAACGCCTTCTGCCCGGCCTGGCCGATGTCGGCGAGCTGCTTCTCGATCTCGGCGCCGCCCTCGAGCGCGATCTCGACCGATATCCTGTTGGCCATGGTGTGTCAGGTATCCTTGAAGCGTTTAAGGAACGCCTCGCCGAGCTTGGCGGCGTTCTGCTTGATGATTTCGATGATGTTGAACTTCTTCGGGATCTTCACCGAGGGCACGCCGATATAGAGCGGCTTGCGGTGGCGGTCCTTGTCGTTGGCGTCGAACAGCATGGGCGTGCCGCGCACGGTCGCCGAAACCAGTTTCTTGCCCGAGCGGCGGGCCGATGGCGCCCCCGGCTTGGTCGGTATCCAGAGCAGCGGCTTGCCCTCGATGGTGGCGCCGAACTCGAACACCGAGGCGAGGCCATAACTGTGAAACACGGTAGCCTTGGCTTGCAGCGATGGCTCGCCGCCGTCTTGCGCGTCTTGCAGTTTGAACTGCAGGCCGGACTGCCATTTGCCGGTGAAGCGGCCGGCACTGCCGATATTGCTGCGGCCTTCCTGTACCGCCTCGGCGGCCACGTCCTGCAGGGCTTGCACCGCCGCCGTGGCTACCGGGCGCTGCTTGTCGCGGATCATCTTGAGCCAGGCCGGTTGGTCGACCGTTACCGTGAATTTAGCGGGCATTTTCAGTCATTTTTGGCACGGATGCGCAATTCGGTGGCCGGATCCGTCAAGTCGGGCGGCAGCCATCGGTGCTAGTTTTCTGTCCCGGTGGGATAGGCGAAAGAAGGAAAGATGAGCAGCAATACGAAGAGCTTCATGGCCGCGATGCTGGCCCTCGCGGCCGTTTTTTTCGGCGTCATCATGGCGGCAACACCTGGCCATTCATTATTTTGGATGGGTCCATCCTCGGCAAATTGCGTGGACAGCGGCGCCATAATTTTCACCCGCCCCATTCCTTAATCGTCTTCTCGATATCCTTGCCCTCGCCCTGTGCGCCTAGTGCCGCGATCGTCAGCGCGTTGGCGCGCTCGATCCGATCGAGCCGGTCGCTGAATTCGAGATAGGCGGCGATCTGGCGCGGCGTCAGCGTCATTGCAAAGGCGGGCGGGAAGCCGCGTCGGATGAGGGCGGTGATGGCTGTCGCGAGGCCCGCAAGCGCACCTTGATGGTCTTTGCCGCCTCGTCCGTTGCGCCGAGCACGCTCGTCACCGTCTCGACGAAGGCGGCTATCCCGTTTGGGAATGTCAGCCCGATGATGGCTTTCAAGAGTTTCAACTGATGTTCCACCAAGAGCGTGGCGGCGTGCTGCTCGTATTTCTCCTCGCCGGGATGGCCGCAGCCGGCCGCGATGATCGGCCCGATGGCGCCGCCGAACCGTTCGATCAGTCGCGCCCCGATATTGCCGCTCATGCCGCCGAGCAGAGCAGCCAGTTCGGGAAACCGCGCCACGATCGCGGCGATGGCATCGCCATGCAGACCGCGCACGACGATGCGCTGGCCGTCGAGCTTAACCACCTCGACCGCGGTCGAGGGTGCGATGTCTAATAGGTCAGCCATGGTTACGGTCCTGCCGGCGGGGCGGTGTCGCGGACAGTCCAGACGCCGAAATCACCGGCGGTGCCCTTCATCACCTCGGCCTCAAGTACGATGGTCGTGAAGTCGTCAGTGTCGGTAATAAAGCTAAAATCACCGGACGGGATGAACGAGACCGTGGCGTCGAAGTCGACCTGCTGGCCGATGTCATTGGTGCCTACCACCTTCAGCTCGCCGACAAACTCGGCCTTCGACAGGCCAGACAGGGTGACCTCGCCGGGTGTCGTCGTGTCGGTGGTGGCGAGCGCGAAGATGGCGAGAGTGTCGCCGGTGATCTCGTCGAGCGTGACTTTGATGGTCGCGCCGATTTGCGTCACGGCGGTGAAATCTTTTGTTTTCACTCCCTCGCGGCTGCTGAAATGCTCCTTCTTGGTGACCGCCGGTGTGTAGATGAACTTTGGCGCGTTGCCGAGGTCGACATAATCGACGCCGCCGGTTTCCTTGAAACTGACGATGCCTTTGCCGATGTGATAGTTCTGGACATCCGGTGCCGTTGGCATGGTTATAGCTCCTCTATTTTCAGGGAATACTTGAACAGGAATTCAAGGCTCAGCACGCCATGCGTCAGCCGGCCCCAGCCAAACTCGGTCTTGCAGCCGAGGTAACGGATGGCACCGTTGCCGAGCCGCCCGGCATTGACGATCGTGTTGAGTTCGGTGTCGTTCAGGACCAGTTTGACCAACTGACTGCGGAACGCCGTCATTTCCGATCCGACCGCGTCGGCCTGCTGCACGATCGAGATGATGGGCGTCATCCGGGTCGGATACGGCCGCGGCGATAACCGCGCCGAGAGATCGCTGGCGCCTTCGGTTTCTTCGTCGCCGTCGAACAACAGCGCGGCCGGCAACTGCAGTTCGGTGATGTCGACGTTGTTGCGTTGCGTCGAGCGGATGCTCGGAATGTCGGCGACCAGTTCGAGCAGACGCGCGAGGACATTCTCGCGCACGTCCTTCACCCGAGCGCCGCCTCTTTCAGCAGGAACCGTACCTCGCCCAGATCCTCGCCGTTCGGTGAGCCGCGCAGTTCATAGGAACGCACGATCCAGGAGCGGCCGTTGAATGCCAGCACCGCGTCGAGATAGTCGTCGCGCACGATGCCGTGGCCCGCCAGTTCGGGAATGCGGGCAAAGGCGCCGGGACCGACGCTATGCACCACCGCGCCGGAAGTGCCGGGGACCGGCAGGTCCTTCGGCCGGGTGTCATCAATAACGGTGATGGCAAGATCGGTACCGCCCGGCACGGTCAGCACCGCCGGCACGCCGAGTTCGCCGTACACCGGATCGAACAGCAGGGCGCTATAGTCGAGGGCCATCGCTAATGCAGCGGCCCAACGATGTGGAGCGTGGGAATACCGACCAGTAGCGCGACCAGCATATACAGAGCTATCAAGGCGACGATAACCATGAATATCTTCTGCACCATCGCCGGGATTGGAAAGCCGAGCAGCCCCATGAACCACAGGATGATGTAGCCAATCAAAATCAGGACCGCGACGACGATGGCGACGTTGATAATTCCCAACAACAAGCCGGTCAACGACATGGTGTGACCTCGCAATATTCTGCAATGATGCGTGATTGGTCAGACATACTGCCGGCGGAACAGATCGAGCGATCCCGCCACCGATTGCGACAGGCCGCTGGTCGAGTTGAGCGGCTCCGAGTAATAGCCGACGCGGGTGATGTCGTGGGAGACCTCGCGGATCGACGGATCGCGCGACGAGTAGGCCCGGCGCTGGCGCACAGCCTCGATCACCGCGCTTTGCAATGTCGCCGGCGCACCATCGGGTAGGTCATAGCCGCCTGAATACTGCGCCACGATGCGGCCGCCCCACGAACCCGAGCGTGGCCAGAGCAGGCCGCTTAAGGCGTTGAGGTCATATTCCGCCGGATCGATGGCGGTGCCGTCGCGGGTCAGGGATGTGATCTCGGTCACCGGGTATTGCATCAGCACCAGCGGGATGCCGGTTCCCGGCGTTTCACCGGGCGCCGTCGGCCATGGTCGGCCGCCGCCGTTGAAGGCAAAGGTTTCCTCGACAGCGATCAGCGCCAAGATACGATCGCAATATTCCGCAATCTGTTCCGACAGCCGGGTGATGCGCGCCTGCAGCGCCGCGTCCTCGGCCGTGGATGTAATGCCTAGCTCAAGCTTGAGATCCGCCAGCGTCACCAGATCGGTCTCGATCGGCCCCGGCGGCTGCACGACCACAAAACTATGTCCCCAGTTGCCGCTCATCGTGTCACCAACGGGACATCGCGCAGCGTGCCGTCCGAGAGTGCGACCACCAGGGATTCGCCGTTCTCGCTGATATACAGGTCGGCAATGCCGCGTCCTTCCGGACCTGTCGGCCCGCGGTCGCCCTTGTCGCCGGGCTTGCCACGCTGCCCGCGCACGGTGAGTTGCGCCCAGCCGTCGCCCGGCAGCGGCCCCGGATCGTCGTGCAGCGCCAGCCATGATCCGCCGTCATGGGCACACACATCGCCATCTTCATAGGACGCTTGCGGATTGTAACCGCGGCGGTGCCGCCATTGCCTGGCGTCGGCGCCGGGCACGCCCGGCAGGCCCGCTTCTCCCGGCGGCCCCTGGTCGCCAGCCTGTCCTGGTGATCCCTGTGGCCCTGGCGGCCCAGCTTCGCCGGCCGGCCCCGGCAAGCCATCGGCGCCGTTTTTCAAATGTGCGGTTGCTGCCGTCACCCTCAATTCGATGATGGCTCCAACCTCGTCGATCCGCTCGCGCAGCCGCACCAGATCGGCGGCAATTTCCCGGTCGGCCGCCGCGCGCGCGCGTTCCTCCGACAGCATCACCTCGGCAACGGCGCGCATCAGCGCGCGATCAGGCTGCGCGGGCATCATTCATCTCGCGTTTCATATGAAACACAAACTTGGCAACCTGCTCGTCCTCGTCCAGCGCGGTCAACTGCTGGTCGGCCGCCGACTCTGCCGGATTAGCCGGCGGCGGTGCGCCGGGTGCCGACGGTGCGGGCGGACCCGATGGCGGCGCCGGCGGATTAAGCGCAAACGACAGCGGCACCACCTGTTGTTGCACGCGCGGTTCCTCGCCACCCTCGACCGCGGAATAGCCCTCCAGCGCGCGCGCCTCGTTCGGCGAATAGATGCCGCCCAGCACGCCGGCGGCGAGACCGTCGATGCGCTCCTTGAACAGCGAGCGCCGCAGCACATAGGTGTCGAATTCGGTCCATTCGCGCCCGGTCGGCACCTGGTCGAGACCAATCAGCTTGTCGAACCCCTGCTCGATGTGGTTGATCACAAAGCCGAGGCCCGAGGCCAGCCATTCCGCCATGATCGCCTCGGAATTCTTCTGCGTCACGGTCTGGTGGATGCCGAGCAGGATGACCGGAACGCCGAACACCGCGGCAATCTTGGTGTCGGTGAGTTTCTGCTGCTCGATAATCTGTGCATCCTGGTTCGATATCGAGATCGGCTGGAACTTAAGCCCGTGGGTCAGGATCGGCACACCGCCGGCGTTGAGCCCCTTGGCCTGCTCGTTCCAGCGCGTGCGCAGCATCTCGACATCCGGCTGCTTGATCTGCAGATCGGTAGTCAGCACGCCGCTCGGACGGCTCATATTGCCGGAAAATGTCGATGACGCATTATGGATTGCGGCATCGGTGGAGAGTTCCGGCGCCAGTGACGACAACCAGGTCTCGCCGATCAGTGGATTGCGCCGCGTATCCAACTTGATGTGCAGCACGTCGCGCGCCGGCACGATCAGTTGATTGCCGGCCAGGCTCGGCAGGCTGAGCAGCGGATTATCGCCGATCTCGTAGAAGATCTCGCCGTAGAGTTGCCCCGGAATCCTGATCTCGCGCACCCGGCATAGCCGCGGATTGGTCCAGTGCAGCGCCACCACTTCCTGGCGCGCGTTGCGTTGCGCCACCCAATAGGAGTTCCCGGTGTAAAGCAGCGAGCGAACCAGATGCACCAGGAAGTCGGAGGTGGTCTGATAATCGTTCGGCGAGCGCAACAGCCGCGCCAGGGCCGAGGTTGTTATGGTATCGGTGCCGCCGTCATCGCGCGCGCGCTTGTGATATCCGGGCAATTGCGCGATCGCCCGGATATAGGCCCAGACGCAGGCTTCGACCGTCGCGTTGCCCTGTCCCGGCGATAGCGGGTCGTAGTCCATCTGCCAGTAATTGAGAAACTGCCCCCACGCCGCCGGCAGCAGTCCGTGCGATGTCGTATATGGCCCAGGGTGATAGTTGCCCTCGCCGGCCGGATTAGCTTTCTGGCGCGGCACAACCATCCGCGCCAGTGACTGCAGAAGGCCGGCCATCAGGTTTTCGGCTCAACCTGACGGGTCTTGTAGTGGCCCTCGTCGTCCGGCTTCATGGCACGCCTGCGCGTTACACCTCCCTCGCCGCCATCCGGCGGCGGCGGGTCGGGCGGTGCAATGCCTTGCGCCTCGTCCCATTGCGCCTGCGCCCAGGTAGTAGCGGAGGCAAGCGCATCGGTCCGCTCCTGCTCGCTGAGCGGCGGATGTGGGTGATCATCCGGCGCGGCGGCCGGATCAGTCGCCCAATGGTTATTTATTGCACTGTCGGCATCGGCCGTCGTCATCGTCAGCCGGTGCCCGCGATACGGCCCCATGATCACGTCGATCTGTCTGGTTTCGTCTGCCATCTTGAAGACCCTCCTACCAGGTCACGGCTGCGATGGTCTGCACCATCGAAGGCCTCCGCATGGCCCATGTCACATGCATGCTCATGCGGATTGCGACCGCATCGGTCTGGAATAGCGACCGCATTGGCACCGCCAGCACACCCGAACCCTGAGCACCGGACCCGAGTGCGAGTGGTGACGTGTCTTCCTCGTGCAACGTTGCCTCGGTCGACACCGCAAAGCGCGGCACGTCGCCGGATGCCGTGGCAAAGTCGGCCGCATCGATCGCAATCACCCGCCCGGCCGGGACAGTCTGCGAGACGATCAAGTTCATGCCGAACCTGGATGCGGCATCGGAGGGACTGCTGAACAGGAAATCCCCGGTCGTGGTCTGCGCGGCCCCGAGCGAAAGCGCCTGTGCCGGATTGACCAAGAGCGCGATCACCCTGCCCTGGCCGCCGCCGCCGACCGCGGTGATCGCCGCGACCAACGCCTTGAGGTCGGCCACCATCGCCACCGTCGCCGGTGTTGCCGCCGAGGCCGTGATCGGCGTGACGCCGTTGAGCAGGCCGGCCGGACGGACGCCGGCCGTGGCCGCGACGTTGTCGATCAGGTAGGTATCGAGCGCAATGCCGGTATCGTCCGCCATCGCCTGCCGGATGATGCCCTCGATCGACGGCAGTCCGTACATCGCCATTTCTTCGCTGAAGGTAGAGATCACCGCAAGCTTGGTCGGCGACAGCGTCACGGTCGAGAATGATGCGCGCTTGACCGGCTTGGCGGCGCCTTCGCCAACCCACGCGCCCGCCAGCGCCGGCGTGACCGCCCGCACCGGGATTTTCATGACGCCGGTGCCATTGGGGAAGGTGTAGCTGGTCCCCAATGCTTTCAGTTGCGGATAGATGAAGTTGGGGATCAGGCGATCGAGGAAATCGACGTTGCTGGTCTGCACCAACTCTGCTGCCCAAGTCGCAACGGTGGTCATTGCTGGATTAACCGCGGCGCGCAGCACCACGTTGGTCATCTCGTCGTTGCCGTAACCATCGCGCAGGATCTTCTCCAGCGGGTCCTTGGTCACATGGTGCTTGGTCCAGGCCGCGAGCGCACGCGCGACGTATTCGCCCGGCTCGACCTTCTTCCTCGGAATGGCAAACAGTTTGCGCCCGTCATCCCTCGGCTGCACCGGCGTGTTGTTGGTGGGCAGCGGCGGCAGGATTTCCTGCTGCGGTGGCGCCGGCGTGGTATCGTCGACCAGGGAACGCTCGACGCGCCGGTGGGCATCAAGTTCGCGGCGCACCGCCTCGATCTGCGCCGGCAGATCTTCCTCGTAACGCTTCTTTTCCTCGGCATCGAGATCTTGCTTGGATGCAAGGTCGTTGAGACCTTCGCGCAGCATGCTGAGGTTTTGCTGGGCCGCCTGGATCTTCTGGGAAATCGTCTGGGTTTGCATTTTCGTTCTCGTTTCCACGATGGTTTTGCCTGACTTGGCGGGAAACGCACGCAGCTCGTCAGGGCTTCCTGCTGGCTGGCGGAAGACCGTAGCGAGGACATCGCGCGGCAGATCCTTGGACAGCGCCAAGGCATTCGGGTTTGCCGGAACCGATACCAGCGAGCACTCGAGCAACTGAGACCTGGTAAAGCGCCATGGGCCGTCACGCGGATCGGCCTCTTTGGTAAGCGGCTGCTTAGCAACCGGCTGAAACCCGACCGACACGGTGCGCAGGATGCCCTCGCGCACCAGGTCGCGGATGTAAGATCCCATCGGCCACTTGTCGGATTTGGTCCAGACAATCCGGCCGATCAGTTTGCCTTCCTTGACGCGAATGTTGGTCCATCGCCCGACGATCTGGTTGCGATCGTGGTTGAACAGCACGGGCGGGTCGCTCTTGATCCGGTCGAGTTGCCATCCTTCCGGCTCGACCACGTCGCCCATGCGGTCAATCGAACCATCCGACAACACAAATTCATCCGGCTCGCCGCTGGGCGGCGGCGCCGCGCGCTGCTGATAAAGCATGGATGGCGTCCTTCAGCTCTCGACAACGATGCCAAACGTCACTGCTGCATTCTGTGCGACCGGCGCCGCCGCGGTGCCTGAACGCAATTTCACCGCTTTGCAGCACCGCATCCGGTTCGGATTGAGCATCACCATCGAATTCGGCGAGACGTTGAAAACCAATTCTGTCCCCGGCGTGCCGTCATGCAGATCGTAGAATGTCGTCCCGTCCGGCGAGCCCTGGATGGTGACAACCGCAGGCGTCCATGTCGCCGGCATGACCAGGCCAACAACGGCGGTGGTGCCCGTCAGGTCGACGGCAGCGGATGTCGTGGCGCGTGCAGTGAAAACCGCAGGCTTCACGGAAATTGTGGTCATGGCACGTGGTGTCCGCAGTTCGGACACTTGGTAGTCTCGGCCGGCATTTCGGCCTGACAATTCTTGCAGGTCTTGGTCGCAGCGGATGCTTTGCTATCGGGCGCCAACTTGTGCATGACGATCTCCCTGGATTTTCTAACCGATCAAAGCCGCAATGTCGTATTCCGGTGTTGCCGTCGTCGCCTTCAGCGCACCGACCGCCATGATCGCCGCCACCGCAACGTCGATGCGGCCATACGCCTTTGCCTTGTCGAGCTTGCAATTGTCGGCGGCATCGCGCGTCACCACCGCATTGGCAAAGCACCAGCGCAACAGCGGATGATTGCCGTGCCGGATGCGGCCACTCACCGCCAGCAACTGAAACGTCTTCACCGCCGGCGACATATCCTGAAAACCTTGGCCCATCGGCTCGAGCGGTGCCGTGATCCCGAGCCGGTCGAGCACCTGGCTGAACTGCTTGATGCCCCAGCGGTCATAGTTGACCTGGCACAGGTTCATCCGCGCGCCGGCATCGGCCAGCGCCATCGCTACCCAGTCGTAGTCGATCGCTTTGCCCGGCACCGCAGTGAGTTGCCCGGCGCGTACCCAGGCATCATAGGGCGCACGGTCATACAGCATCCGTTCCGCCAGCGTGTCGGCCGGCGTCCACGCCTGCGGCAGCAGATGCACATTACCGGCGTCGTCCTCGGCGGCCAGCACCAACGCCGTCAGGTCGACCGTCGATGACAAATCGAGCCCACCGAAAACCGGCCGGCCATCGCCAAACATCGCCTCGTCGATCGGCGCATCGCCCTGCGACCACACATCCGGCGTCAGCAGTTGGTCGCGCCCGAACGGCGCAATTCGCTGGTTCAACCGCAAATTGCGAAATGCGCTCTCAAACGACGGCATCCGCCGCGCCCGCTCGGCCTCGGCCAGCACATCGGCCTCGTCGAGAAACTTGCCAAAGGCCGGATTGACGCTGCGGATTACGTCCGCATCGAACGGGTCGGCATCCGTTGGCGCCGTCAGCAAATGCACCACCATCGACGGATCGGCGCCGGTCTTAACGTCGTCGATCAATTGCGACAGCGCGTGATCGTTATCCGCAGCCTGCGTCGAGATCACGACGCCGAGCGAGCGGCGGCGCTTGCCCATCGCGGTCTGCAGATTGTCGAATAGAACGCGATCCTTGGCCTGCGCCATCTCGTCATAGGCCCAGAAACTGGGCGCCAAACCGTGCGCCCGCCGGCTGTCGGCCGATAGAGACTCGTATTTCGAGCCCTTGCCGTCGCCGTCCAGCACCTCGATGATCTTGCGGAAGCGTTGGATGTTGCAGCGCGCTTTGAATTCCGGCACCGCGTGAATGATCGCTTCCATCTCGTTGAAGATCAGCGCGGCCTGCAGCCGGTCGATGCCGGCTGAATAACACTCGCCGCGCAGCTCGCTTTCCGGTCCCAGCAGATGGCAAAGCATCAATCCTGCGATCAATCCGGTCTTGCCGTTGCCGCGCGGTTCGGAAAATATCCCGAGCCGGACCTGACCCTCCTCGCGCCCGTACAAGTCCTCGACGAAGGCCCGCTGCGACGGCAACAATTCTAGATTGTGTCCGACCAACTTGCCTTTGGTGATCGGCAAAAATTCCAGGAACACAAGCACCCGGTCGAGCCGCGATAGGGTTTTCTTCCCCCAGGGTGGAGGACTACCCCCTCGCACAGCGTCCGGTTTTTTCTTGCCCTTGATCGCACCTATCCCGTGCAGACCCATCCCTAACCCTTCGGGAACAACCTAGGATTTAAAAAAACCGAACTATGTCCCGCTTTGAGAGGGGGGGCGCTGGTAGCGGGCTGAGTTTGCGATTTCCGCGATAGCCCCCCCTTTCATTCAGTTGTATTCCAAGGATGATCCGGGTCGAGCGGCGAACCGTTGACATCACAACCTAATGAACCTCGATCATGTTCTCTGTTATGACAATCCCTGCATAGTACTTCGAGATTAAACAGATCATACATCAACCCCGGTGCATACTCGGTTGCTATGATGTGATGCACATGGGCTCGTGATGTGTAGTGCAGATCTTCGTTACACTTGGCACACCTATAGTTAGCATTCAGCAATGCTTGCTTGCGTGTGCGATAGCGCCAGCGTGCGGTGTCATACAGGTGTTTAGGATGTGCCATGCTTGCTCGCATAATGCGATGCACAAAGGCATTGACCATTAGACAGATCAAAGGGTTGCATGCCTTCCTTCACCTCAGTGATGGGCACTGCGTACATGCGATGCTGTGGCCACCTGTTGGGGCAGCGGTAGGCATGGTCGAAGGCTTCACACCGACGACCGGCACGGGCAACAACGGTGCCGTACCAGGACAGGAACTCGGGTGTGTGTGGCTTGGTGGGGATGGTGAGGGTGTGTAGTCGCTTGGATGTCACACCACATAGCCCTTCGTTGCCACGACGTTGGCCGCTGATTCGTTGTTCTGGGAGGGAGGCTGTCTGGGTAGGGGGACCA